AAGACTTCTCATAATAATCAATGTCCAAATATTTTTGGACATTACTAATGATATCAAGTGGTCCACCCTGAACTTCTTGAGCTTCGTAGTATTTTGATATAAACTTACTAAAAAGTTCATATTCATTAGCAATGAACTCAGGAAGCTGTGTCTCAATAAGAGTAGAAATTCTTTTGGTCTTGACTGCCATTTACTTACTCTTTATACGCACTAAAGGATGAATTTGGAATATCAATATCAAGGTATACCTCGCGGAATGCCTGAACATCATTAGATAGTGGTTTTACTCTTACCGAAATTCTATTATCGAAGAAACTACCTTTGATAATTGTCAAATTATATATTTTTAGTTCGCCTTTGGTATAATCAATATCACCAACTTCCTTGTCCAGAAGAACTTTTTCACCAGTTAGAGCATCTAGTCTATATAGGATAATTTTACCATCCCTATCTTCTAAGTAGACATCAAATGTTGGATATTCAGTTACTCTAAAACCAGTTGTAGACAGAGTTGGTTCTTCACAATCTTTATCAAAAGCATTTTGATAACAAATTTCATAGTATGAAGTAGAATTGAGTTGTGGATAAAAATCCTTTCTCATCATAATTGATGTAATATTAGAATTTACAGATTTGTCAACTTCATCTATAACGCCAACAATTTTACTATATCTAAATTTTCCATTAAATTTTTCAATATCAGAATCTGAGATATAAGATTGTAATCCAGTGATAATTTTATCTTTAACTTGCGATGGTGTATCTGCAGTTTTTGTGCCATCATAAAATATCTTACTAGTCAATTCGATATAGAGAATTGATGGATCTACAATAACTGGTTGAACTGATGCAACTGAATACTTCTTAAGTTGTGCAAGGATTTCTTTTTTTGTGAGAGCTGTTAGATATGCTGCATCTTTTGGTTTTAGTACAATGAATACTTTTCCATACTCTGGTGGAACTTGATCTTCACCACCAAAAATAATCACATCACTTGTAGCTGGATAAATGTTACGAATAAGAGCAGAGTAATCTTGGGCGGTTACAGCACGATCTTGTGTTCCATAGGTTTTTGGAGCATTAAATTTAATTCTCTTAATCGATTCAATTTCTTCTCCACCAGAAGATGGTATTGTAGAATTAACAGTGATTGTATTTTGACCAAGTGATGCACCATCTTGATTTTCTATTACGCCCGAGAAAACAAATGTTTTAACTCCATTTGAAGCAGGTCCAGAAGTTACAACATAAGATACTTCTACTACAGCACCGTTTGGTAATTTTTTTCCTAATATACCATCACCAAAAATTAATTCATATCTCTGATCTTCAATTTCATTAAGGAAGAATATTTTAGATGATCCATCCACTCCAATAATATTATCAGAAATAAGATATGGTTCGGAAAATCCACTTCCTGTCGGGAAAACTTTAACATTAATTGTATTAGTATCAATGTTTGCGTTATCTAAAACAAATCTCTGTGACTTTAACGCTGTGTTGACCGTAAATGTATTTGTAAGTAGATTTCCTTCTCTTAGTAATACATTCGAGAATGTAGCAGAATTATTGACTACAGATGCTTTGGCATCTTCTGTAACAAGATATTGATATAAGAAATTATCAAACGTTGCTACAAAACCAGTTCCTTTTTTTAGAATAAGTTGTGTATCCGTCGTAGGATTAGCATAAGCAACAGTAAACGTAATATAAGCAGTTGGCGATGTTACACTTTTTGGTCTATATCCTAATTGCTTTGCCAGCGCCACCACATTGTCTCTCAAAGTGGCAGAATCAATGAATAGTTCATTGACTACCATGTTGGTGTTAAACGCCGTGTAATACGTATTATAAGCAAGTACGTCGATTAAATTCGCTAAGGTTGATCCTTCAAAATCATAATCAGTAAACTCTGCCTGACCTCTGAGGTAATCTTTCAGAGCAAGTTTAATGTCATTAAAATCTAGATTAGCTAATTGAGTGTATGGCATTATCGAGTACGCTCTAGAAAGAATTCGATTCCTATTGGTGTGTCTTCTCTACCGCGTATAACATACATTATCTCAACTGAATAACCATTTTGATCAAAATCTGGTTCAACCATAACACTTTCAATTTGAATTCTTGGTTCATATCTTTCAATGACAAGAGTAACTTCAGTTTGAATTAAACCAGCAGTTGCATAATCTAATGGTTCAAATAATGATTGATAAATTCCAGATCCAATAAGGGGTTGGAATAATCTTTCGCCCTTGTTAGTAAGAAGCAGATTGACTATAGACTGCGTTATGGCAGCTTTATCCTTTACCGTGACAAGATCATCGGTAACTGGGTGCTTCTTAAAAGTAACGCTCAAATCTTTGAACGTCTGAAACTCAGGCATTTAGACACAGCAAGGCTGCTATTATTTATTCACTCGTGCCAACGTTCTACAAAATCATCAAATCCACCAGCACCGCCACATGCTTTACTATAGCGATCTTCTGGAATAGGATAAAGTTCTTCCTTCCTTTTCATTTTTTTATGCTGCTTCAAATACTTTTCACTATCAGTCTCAGTAATCAAAGTCATGCCTTCTTCAATAAAATCATTACTTTTATCTACTGGAAATAATCCCATGTAAAAAAACCTCTCTAAAATCTGTTTCCAGAACTTTTAGAGAGGTTACTATCTCTCAAATATTTATTTAACCTTTACCTTGACCACGATATTTCTTCCTACGACCATTACGTGAACTTGCCCCTAGGTGTGTACGTGCAGAACGTCCCTGTCGTGTTTTTTTCGGTGCTCCCTCGATGTAAGTTGGTTTTGTAAGACCGATTTTTGATTTTGCCATATTTCTCTCAATAGACTTTTATATTATAGCACATTATTAAAATTATTCTAATCCGCTGGAATACCATTCCATTGCATTAGCCCAATCTGTAAGTGGGAAAGGTTCTTTTGTTGAAGCTACACCTGGATTGCCATCTTCCACTATTGCTTCAGGCGAAGGTATACCTCCACCCATGAATACAGTAACACTCGATAACACCACTGGACACCCTGTAGTACACGTTGCACCTAATTGTGCTACTGGTCTACCATTTACTAGTATATCGGGTCTTATGCCGCTTATAATGAACTCTGGGTGCTTTGTCGGTGGTAGTGGTGGGGGAATGGTGTGTAACTCTGATCGATCCAAATATCGATGAACAAATCTTCCATTCACTACAACATCTGCAGAAAATGCAATTCCTGGTGTATTGAAAGTTGGTGGAATATGAATATCATGAGTTCCATAAAAACCTTGACCATGTAAAGCTATTGGTGTAAATGCCATTAGATTTGACCCTCTTGATAGTCTTCTTGCTTACACAAAAGATTTTCATTAATATTTATTGCTGCCCTTTGGAACAGGTAATTAACTCTTTCTGCCTGTAGATCGCCATTATAACGTACTGGTAAGTAGAAGTACCAGATATTGTTATTAACGTTAGCACCAAAGGTTTGTATTGCTTCGTCTTGTAAAGATACGAGTGCATCCGATACATTATCTGGGAGAGGTTCATTTGGAAGGATTACACTCACGCAGGATACCTTTATTGTGTAAACTAATGTGTCAAGTTGCGTCGGTTTGTAACCAGCAATTACACCAACTTGAGGTAATTGACATAATCCACCTGGACCATCATTTACCTGACTATAATAATCCCACTTATCATTCCCATATCTTTTCCCTTGCGTTTTATCACTAACTGCCCAGTTCTTATATTGATCTGCACTTACTAGCACTTCCTTATAATAACCACCACTTGGATAACCATTTGTACCATTTGGAAATTCTAGTGCAACTCCAGGAGTTATTGTGGCGTCCTTCTTGATCCATAGACCATCAGTTCTGTATCTCCAAATTTCTTGATACTCTTCTTCTTTACCTAGAAACTTATTTTCATCATATGCTCTAGCTCTACCTTGATATTGGAATTGACCATACTTCATGCTATTCACAGTCATGAACTCTTGATCATAAAAACCATACTCGGAGACATACCCAGAGATCTGTGAAATAGCAATATAACCAGCAAAGAGTAAAGGAGGTAATACGTTTT